CTTACCGAGATCGTAGAGTGTCTGATACTTCGTCAGCTCTTTGTTGCACAACTTAGCCAGCTCTGGGTAATCGTCTGTGCGGAACTGTTCGCCATTGCACAAAAGCCACGGATCTCCTATGTCTGCCCGTAAACTTTGTTTTAGATCTCCAATGTGCTCCGGGGAGTCACACAGAAGATTAAACACATCATTCGGGACTGCCGTGTTATCCAAACCATATTTCTCTGCTGTAACATCCTGCAGCATATTCGCTTTATTGAAATAATCCCCCTCTTCTTCGACCTCGCCAGGAGCAGGTTCAATATCATAAATATCATCCGTTCCTGCTACTTTCGTGAATTTGTAGCGGTTCGGAAATTGGACGTTGCGATCTTTGATAGGTCATTCCTCCTTTGAATGCTTCATTATCCAAGTGCCAAATAGTGATACGTTATGCCAGATCCATTGTATTGACCAATATCCCCTGATTGCACATTACCTGCTGGAATTCCATCGCTAACAACATACCAAGATACGTTGTCATCATTAAAATCCATCTTGATAAGTAGTGGTTTTTCAGGGTCTAGACGTCTGCAATTACTGACAAAATATGCTGTACTACCTGGAGGGCTTATAAACCATATAATCTCGCTACCATAAGAAAAAACTGGACTCAAATACTTAGTATTGTAGGGGGAAATGCTTCTAGCGCTGTCGCGCTCTTGAAAAATCATTAGCATGCGCACTTTGAATCCTGTAACTATCCTATTTGGGTTTGATTTTCCATACTTCCCAGTTCCGATATAGCTACCAATAGAGATTTTGGTGCTCTCCCTCGCGTTCTCAAACGGAACACCGAGGTATTGATATTCGTATCCATCTTTTTCTCCAAAATCAGGATAAGCATTTCGACTATCAGAGAATACATATTCCCAATCAGATATTTCTGTGCTAACAGATACTTTTTGTGCCTTTACAGAAACGCCGTCTACTTGTAAGGACACATTACTTGTTTGGTACGATATTGTTTGAAGCGGAAGATCGAATTCTTTTCCATAGGTTGCTCCGTTCGGAAGGTAATATATATTGCCAGGGTCACCAGTTAAACCTCGCAGATAGCATGGAGCAAAAGATGCAAGCGTCTCTGCCGCTTCCTGCGCTCCGTCGGATGATATCCAAGTGGTTTTATATTCAATTGGGTCAACAATCTCCGCAGATCCATCTGATTTAATTTTTAGATCTGTACCATACGCAATCGATACTCCTGCAGATTTGTCCCCAATGATAACAGGAGCAGTAATGTCACTTTTTCTGATGGATCCATTTACACCTATCCGCTTCCACCAATACCGATACAGCTCATTCAGCACCGAAAACCGCGCATTAAATGCTGCACGATTCACAAGCCCTTTCGGATCTTGGAACATTAAATCAGTCATTTTGTCACCCCCAAATTTCCATAGGCCAAAAGATACCAGTCTGCGTTTTCCAAATCGTTCCACTCTCGTTCCATTTTGTCTAATTCCTCCCATGTACGACCGAAATCACTGTCTGCGCATGGAAGCCCCAACGTTCCGCTCCAAAACGCAAACTGACCGCTCCGACGAAACCCTGAAACAACCCGGTTCATGATTTCTTCCACGATTACAAGGATCTGCTCTATATCGTTGGCTTCTTCATATGTCAACGCTTCCATATCTTCCGGAGTATTCGGTGTCCCGTCAGGCATATCTAAAACAGAGCGGATCGCTGCTACATTTGCGAGGTATTGATCCATTTGAGAAACAGTTGGAATATCGGATTCATACCAGGTGTAAGGATCCAATTCTGAATCCCGAAACAAAACCGGTTGGACTTCGCCTCCGCCAATAAATGATCCGCTCCCGTTATTGGGATACATCTGCTTTCCCACAAGATCATATAGCCCCAAGATATTGCTATCACTCCTGCACGGGACAAAATCTCGGATCATCTGTCCGTTGTCGTAAATTTTACAGGAATATAGCCGCATAACCGCACCGCGCAAATTTGCCGTTGCTCCGCTATGACTGCCAAATAGATACAGCGATAAAGCAAGTTGTCCTGTATTCGTTTTATTAGTCACCGTCTTATCGTCAAATGTGCACACATTCTTGTTTTTGTTAATAACAATGCGTCTGCCAACTAAGCTATATGTTGCAGATAGGTTATCGCCAAAGTAATCGCTTCGAATCGATGCTCCATTCCCCGTAGACCATGCAATAAATGACTGTTGAGCACTTGAAGCATCCTCATTTCTTGCTCCAAAAAACGCAGCCGCACTGGTGGTGTTTGACAGCAGTGTGCAATCCATAACCACTTGTGTATCTTGATTCGCATTGAACCCCGTATCAATGTACTGTGTTCCGCTGCTTTCAAGATACTCTAATTCGGTATATCCCTTTGGCAGTCTCCCACTCGGCTCTTGTTCACGGGAAATTTCGATTGATTTGTAACCAGACGTATAACCATACCCAGAAAGCCGGTCGTTAATGTACTCCATTGCCTCTGTAACACGGTTTAGGTCAGTGTAGTTATACGCTCCGCGAAGCCCTGCCAAATAAGCAGCCCATTCTTCTTCGGTCATGTTCTGCCCTTTTGCGGCCAGTTCTGCAGCGTAAGAAGCATCTTCCTGTGTTCTGTTTGTGATAAGATCATCTATAATCATGTCAACACCATCTCCACTGTAACCGAAACTTGAAGCGTAGCCCCACAGTCCACCGGATTGGGCGATAGGCTAACCGCTGTAATCTCAAGATGCCCAGCAGACCCATAGCCCCACAAATACCAGTCCCAATCCAGCGCATCAATTTGTTCCCAAGTTAGACCTAACTGATCCTGTTCCTCCCAATTTCGCGGTCGCAAACTCGGGCCACCTGGTAAAATTTCGCTTCCGGACCATGCTGAAAACTGACCGGAACGGATCTGTTTTTCTGCCATATCAAATCACCCGAATCCGAATTGCTTTTTTCACAATTTCCGATCCAACCTGAAAGGTAAAGGTAAGGTTGTATACCGTGCGCCGTTTAGGCTGTATTTCGCAGCGCAAGTTCCAATAAGCCCCGTCCTGCTCTGGGAGAATCGTCCCTTGGGCCTCTTTGGAATCCGTATAGCTCAAATCCCATTCGCAATTCTGCGGTGTAAATGCTGCATTGTCTTTCAGCCAGATTTTAAGCGTGATCGCTCTGCGCTCTCCAAGCTGTAAAACTTTCTCTTCCATTTTCACCCTCCAACCACTTCATATTGTGTGAGTTCTGCTCTATACTCATCCATCCAAAAGGAACTGCAATAATCTCTTATGCACGCCTTACTTTTGAAGCGTGACGCACCAAACAGTTCCAAAACCTCTTCCATTGTGAATCCCGCGCCAACTTCCAACACGGAAAAACGAAATTGAAGCAAATCAAGATCCACTGTGACCTTGACAGCTGCAAAATAGGTTCGGTTCCCTGCTTCATCCTCTGCCCACAATTCAAAAATATAAGTATTATCTTCCGATGCCGGGACGGTGGTTTCCCACCGCCCCGTATACTCATTCAGGGTAAACACAATCTCAACGTTATCGCATTTCCCATATACCCGTTTGACCATGTCAGGAATCTGTCACAGTAACAGATACGATATACGTTGCGCCGGCATCTACAGGATTAGGTGTCAACGTAATAGCCGTAATCACCGGAGCACCCGTATCAAGTACAACCGACCGCTCTACCGTGGTGCTCTTGCCAGCACTGTCAGTTGCAACAACCCGGATGGTATTGCTGCCCTCTGCCAGCGTAACATTAATCGAGAACGCTCCATCCGGTGCGACCTCTGCCGACTGTGCGATTCCTCCATTCACCTGTACCTTAACGGTGACCGGCGAAGAGGTTGCGTCGTTGGTGTTTCCGGAAACCAGAATGCTGCTCTGATTGGTGACCAGACCATCAGCCGGAGACGTAATAACCAGCGTGGGCGGAATCGTATCCACAGTAAATGTGACGCTGGCCTGTGTTGCAGTGTTCCCGTCGTGATCGCTTACATTGAAATATACGGTATGTGAACCCTCTCCAAGCGCTTCCGAAGGCGTATATGTACAGGCATATCCATTGGAAATGGAAGACGTTTCAATCCCGCTTGTTACAGCAGTATTCCCATCGATCTTGATTGAAATGCTGCTTGTATCAATCCCGCTTCCGGTATCCGTCACATTCCACTTGAACACTGGGGCTGCACTGGTGATATAAGCGCCTGCGGTCGGATATGTTACCGCAATGACAGGTTTCTCCTTTTCAAGGACACGTAGCTTTAATTCCTCAAACTCATCCTTTGTCGCTGTGACCCGGTTCCCTGCATCGTCCTCTGCGGTAACTGTCCCGTAAAACTTGTGTTCTTCATTTTCGTTGTAGCTGGTCGTGGACGGAGCAGTAATAGTAGCTTTGTACTGCTGGCTTCCCGCATCATAGGTCAGATCATAGGTCTGCCCATTGATAGAAAACTGAACTTTTTTGACTGACATAAGTTCCTCCTTTATGCTTCCGCCCGGCCTTCATAAGTCCCGCGGAATGCTCCATTATAGGTGTATTTAATGGATGTAACCAGAACCGTGCTCTGTGCGAACTGATTTTCATTGCTCACCCTATCCAAAGCGTCCAATCTCGGATCTGCCCGGAATTCCCCGCTCAGAATGCGTCGGTTCTTCAAGTAGTTTCCGATCCATGTAGCAACCGTTTCAGCCCGTTCAGCCGATACCAGAGGATTGTTCACATCCTGCGTTTCTCCTGCGCTCCCAAAAGAAACCACCGCGGCTCCATCATTGATCGAAACGGCTTTCAATTGCTTGCTGAGGCTGATTTCAGAATTTTCATAGCTTCGGAACTGGTTTATTTCATAATCGGTAACTCCACTGGGCAGCGGTTCAATATGGTAAATACCTCCCCTGTCCTGATAGAACACACAACAGGCCGCGTTCGCTACATACTGCAGCACCTCGGCAATTGTATTTCCGTCCAGGCTTGCCCCCTCAGGAGCATGGATTGTTTCAAGTGACACATCAACGATCCACCGGTTGCTCCCGTCTTTCTGCTTTGGCAATGCAGCCTGTTCAAATGCAGCTGTCGCAATCTCAAGAAGCGTTCCCTCAACCGGTCCGGAATAGGTATCCGTCATAAGTTCCTGCATATCGCGCGCCTTAAAGCTGGCTGTAATACCGTTTTGCGGCGTGTCCCATTCGCTCATGTAAAATGTTCCAGCCGGGATCCATTCAATAGCGCCGTCGATGAGATACCCATAACGTGCCGTTATCTCCTGCCGCTCCATTAAATATTTCTCAGCGCCTTGCGGATTATCCGGGTTATACTGCCCGTTCAGATTGGAGATCGAAAACTCGATTTCAATGGTTGGCAGCGCAGCAGAAACGGGATCAACCTCTATGGTGTGGCTGTAGTTCATCAGTTCGGTTTTGGAATATGTCTGTTTAATGCCAACCAGAATATTGGAAATCCTCGCTCTATGGTGGGGAAGGCACCATCTTGTAATCTGTATGACGATCTTGTCGTATTCCTCTATATCCAGATTTACAACAGAAGAAACGTTCCGGTTTCCCGTGACAGTGGTCGAAGCAGATACAGCTTCCCCACTGTATGCCGTCACAATAAAACTGTCTGCATACTCTCCATATGCCGTTCCCCAATCAATGGTTATGCCTGGAATTACACTGGTGAACAACTTTGAAAACGAAATCGTAATGGTGGGAATACTCGAAAAGGAGCCATCGTCACCGCTGAGAACGTCCCCGATGTATCCGGTATCCCCATATGGCGGCGCATCCGGAAGAATGATCCGGTTGCTGCTCAGGAGCCAGCTGTTAAGCTCCAACGAAGCATATGGAAGCACGTTTTTATCTGTACCGTCCACAATCTGCGGCGTATTGGAAATTTCATCTGATCCGTTGTCACTGACCGATGCATCCTCCTGTGATTCCGGATCGCCTACATTCAAGATAACCTCAACATAGCTTTCCCCCACAAGATATTGCTCTTGGTTGTCTTTCCACTTCTGCGATACATTCTGCATAGCTTATACCTCGATCAGTGAAAGCTTCGCCCCTGTGTACCCTTTGATACTCCCATCCGGATTGCGAAGAAATACGCTGGCGGTTCTATCTCCAACATACATCGTCCGTGTTTCCCACTTGTTGGAATCTTGGCAAAAGAACGTTACACTGTTGAAAAAACTTTTGTTAAATAGAGACATCACATTCGCCCAATCCTGAGCAGATATAAAATTCCAGCTCAGTTCCACCTTTGCAATTCCACTGCGGATGACACTTGCGATGACATAACCCTTCACGTTTCTTCCGCTGTCCACCACTGTGCTGGTTGTGGCACTGTATGTTGACGGTTCGGGGAGTGCCGTCCCTGCTACCGTTACCATTGAGCGCATTACACGACACCCCCGATCAAAATATTCGCTCCGCTGCTGCGGCTGGCCTTGTCTACAGATTTCTTGAGCTGCTTCCCGTCCAAGTACACCCCGGACTTATTGAGGATGGCGCGCAGCAGCTCATTCTGTTCCTGCAAAAGAGCGTTTTGCTCTGCATTTGCGTCGGCCACACCGTAGCGGATGCCTTCCACGATCTGCGCGTTGTTGGCAACCGCAGTTCGCTTCCCGATTTGTCCCACCAACTCAGGGCCAGCTTCCCGCGCCAAAAACAGTTCCCCTGTATCTGGGAATCCGCCGGAAGCATATCCCTTTGTGCTCCCAGATCCGCCTGAAACGCTCCGGGTCACAATCGTATGTACGGTTGTAATGTTGCGAGGAATTGCATTGAGAGCACTGATAATGGACTGAATTTGCGCGTTGCTCTGTTTCGCCATTGTGCGGAAGTTATTTGTTGTCTGTGTGATAAAAGTCTTCAGTGCTGTGTCTACCGTCTCAATGGAGACCAGGACATCTGTTTTAATGCTTTCCGTAGAAGTCTTTGTCTGGATGACAAATTCAGAATAATCGGTATTCATTGCATCTGTCTGCACGCTGAACTGATCTGCCACCTGCTGGAACTGATCCGTGACACCAGTGAAATCAAAGGTCTTTTCCCAGTTGAGTCCTTCTCCATCGATTTTCGCATTGCGGATGGTTTCCAGCCGCGCAGCCTCTTCAAAATCTCCGGATTCTTTCGCCGCGTTAATCAGTGCCATGTAGTTTGTACCGGGGTCATAGGAAATTCCATTGAACACCTTTTGCACGCTGTCTGCGATCCCCTGCGCCGCCGCTGTGATGGCGGGTGTGCTCTGAGAAATACCCTTTGCAATATCAGAACCCAAACTAACTCCAATGCCTTTAGCATCTCCAAAACCAATAATGTATCCTTGACGGGAATCAAGTCCTGATTCTTCAAATGCTTTAGAAGGCGAATGCGAATCAATTCCTTCTTTGCTCCTAAATCCGGCAAGTAACAGTTGCGCAAAATCTTTACCTGTATCCCATAAAGAACCGAGTCCCTTTACAAGGCCATCAATAGCATCTTGACCAAGCTGCTTCCACGTTTCGAGAGAAAAAAGAGGTTTCACTTTTTCATTGTACCAGTTCGAAATATTGGTTGTGATTTCGTTAAACTTCTTTGCAGCAAATTGGGGCAGCCAATCGCAAAATTCTTCCCAAGCATTCCCAATAAAATCCATTGCATTGTTAAAATTGGTTCGTACACTCTCAAGCCCTTCGCTTGTTAAAGTCTTTACATTCTCCCAAATAGGCGCCCAATCTTCTACAACTCCTTCGCAAAACAGATCCCAATGGGATTTCATCTCTCCGGTTTCCAAATCAATATATTTGGACATCTCACCAAGTTCAGTTTGCGCAGTAATTTTAGTCGCTTCAAATGTTTCTTCTGCTTTTGACTTCGCTGCTTCCAGATTACTTTCTGCCGCTCTCCTCATATCACCATATGCTGCATCTGTAATCAACCCGGCATCTTTTAGCTTTTGCAACTGAAAAATTGTGTCATTATATAGGGATTCAGCTGCAGCAACAGATTCATCTCTTGCAGAAGCAGCATTCTTTATAATCTCAGCTGCTTGCAACGCTGTTAGATCAGCAGCATTATCTTTCATGTTCTGCAAAATAACATTTGCTTCTGTTTGGGTATCAGATAAATATTGAATTCCCGTATCCTTCATAGACGCTTGAATACTGGAAATTTGCGCTGCTTCTTCTGCAGTTAAAGCCCTATTCTCAGCAGCTGCCGCAGCAATAATTTTGTTAATTTCTGCTTCGCCATCTGTAACTGCCTTGATTTGCTCATCATATCCCCTGGCAACATTTGCACTGTATTCAGCGAATTTATCAGCCCCCAAAGCATTCCTCAACGGCTCCAAGTTTTTAAGCGCTTCGTTTTTATCAGCACTTAGAGAATTTACAATCGTGTCCGTGATACTGCTAAGCTGTGATTGAATATTAGAAACATCTGAGTCTGTGATAACTATATTTCCCCATTCAAGCGTTTTAATGGAGGAATCAAGTGTATCCATTGCATCGATAAATGGTTCAACGTTATCTCTTGTCGCCGCGCTTATACTGTCTCCAAATAAGTCTACTGGCTGGATAATGTCCTCTGTCGCTTTTCCTATGGCTTTGATTCCGAGGACAATCCCCTCAATTGCCAGTCCAGCAGGGCCAAACAGAAGAAGCCCTCCCAGCGTAATAGCCAGATCGCTTACTCGAATAAATCCACCTGTTGCATTCTCTAACGCTTCATTGATCCCTTTCCAGCCAAATTCAAAATCTGGGAAAACAGACGACACCAGATTTACAATTGGTTTCGTAAAATCACCTATAATTTCAATAATCCCCGCAATACCATGCTGAAACAGTTTACTTTTCGTTACCGTATCCAGAAGTCCAGCACCTAAAAGTGCAATTCCAGAAACTGTAGCAGCTATCGCTGCAATGCACGATGCAAGACTTGCTCCGCCAGCCCCCATAATAGCTGCACCGAGCCCGTTCTTGAAAACACCAGAAGTAAGAAGTTTAGCCAATTTCTCAATAGGTGCATAAACCGCCGGTACGAAGCCAACTAATGCAGGAAGTTTACTGCTCTTGTTTGCTCCTATCAATGCATTTTTTAACATCAATGCATTGACATATGCCTTTTTCAGTCCAGATGCTAATAGGCCCAAATTACCCAAAAGGGATGGCCCCAGTTTCCACGCAAGAAACCCAGCAGATACCAGACCTATAATAGGGAGAATATCTTTGACCTTCTCTTTCAGCTCGTCCACTTGTCTGGTAATGTTTTTGAGCACAGATTCATCCCAAACACTATCCAGATCCCAGTCTTTTTCCCATCCAGCGCCGCCCACTGCACCGCTGCCGCCGGAAGCGCCTGCCCCTGTATCGGGTTTAATAATATTTAATTCGTCAATCCCAAGCGTATAATCTTTCAGCTTCTTTGCCGCAGCTGCCGCATCGGACATGCCGTCTGCCATGTCATCTGCCGCGCCAGCGCCAAAATCAATCGCATTGCCCATGCCTTCCCAATCAGAGTAAGACCAGTCTGTCATATTGAAGCCGAACAGCTTTGCCAGCGCCTGTGCGAATTCAGTCAAAACTTCTACGACCGCCTGCACAACTGGAATGATCTTCACCAAAGCAGGAATAAAAATACTTCCGATGGCGCGGGACAGCGACTTAAATTCCATATGTAGAATACGAAGTGCATTTGCTGGGGACTCCAGGGTTTTTGCCATATCTCCAATGACGCCCATGCGGGCAGACTGCTCCACAATCGCTGTATAGCGAAGGATGGCTTTCTGCGCCTGTGTCATCGTGCGGATCGACTGATTTACACCGTGGTCATATGCTACCTGCTGAAGTGTTGCTTCATCCAGCGCATATCCGAGCCTGCGAAGCGGTTCCAATTCACCTGAAATACCGGACTGGACTTTCGCAAACGCACCGTCACCGACCGCATCCAGACTGATATTGAAGAACGAAGAAATATCGTAGGAAAGTTCAGTCAGCCCTTTGGACAGGTTATAGGCCTGATCGTTTGCAAGGCCAAAGCCCTTTGCCATTGACATAAAAATGCCCTGGTTTCTCGTCCATTCAGAAATATCAATGCCGAGTTTGCTTTGCACCAGCTCTGCATATTCCATCGCTTCGCTGTAATATTCGCCCATAGAAACGGAAAACAGATTCATATTTTCCACATAGGCGTTGATATTTGTAATAAACCCGCTTAGTACATCGGCAACAGCATTAATACCAAATCCAAACAAAGTAAGGTTGGCAATGCTTTTCAAGCTGAATTTTCCGACGCTGTTAAAACTGTCTGCCGCCTTTTTATTGGATGCCGTCAAACCGGAATTGCTTTGAATGATCTTCTGAATGCGGATTGGAAATGCTGCAAACCCCTTAGACACTTTTTCCATTTCCGCAGCCAACGGAGAAAGTGCAGCCGTTGCTTTCTTGATGGACTGAGCAAATTTATCCATATCCATTTGAGAAAGCTGACTCGAAATATCCGGAAGTTTTTTCAGTGCATTAATCGTAGAACTAAGGCCGCTCGACTTTTGCACCTCAGAAAGAGCTTTGAGTCCCCTTGCAATTTCAGATAGCTTTGTTCCGGAATTGTCCGCTCCAGACAAGGCGGTTTTCAGCCCTTCCAGCTGTTTCTTGATCGTGTTTAATCCGCGGACACCACCGCTGGTGCTCGTTTTCAGTTCTTTCAGTGCCTCGGACAGCTTTTTGATATTTTCAGCCGCAGCATCGGACGATGCGCTGATCTCAATTTTGATGCTGTCAATTGTAGCCTCTGCCATGTAACAATTCCCCCTTTCGGTAAAAGAAATGGCACTTGGCACTGTTAGCTCCATCAGGGGAGAGGCACTTGGCACTGTAGTAAAATTATGTTAGACTCAGATGTGTACTATATCAATCAAAAAGGGCTTTCTGTGTTATCGTCAATCGAAAATGCAGACAAAGAACGCGCCGAAACAGAAAAACAAAGACGCTATGAGAACAAAATATCGGCAGCTGGTATATTTGCTAATATTGCAGTCTTTTTTGTTGGGCTTATCGTCGAACATTTTACCGGGATTTTCCAAGCTGCCCTTTCTGCATTTGGATAACTTTTCCTGATAGAGCGACCAAAACACATTAAATGTTTCGATTTGATGATGCGTATTATCAAAGAGACCGGATTCTATTGCAGCCAGAAGTGCCGCTCCTTTTTCTGTTATATAAAATTTCAACGAATCCCTCCCTTATAATGTTTATTGCGTTAAATGTTTAAAGGTGTTGTGTTGAGAAATACCACTCTGCCCATTCTTTATCTGTCCTTCCAAGAGTAAATTTCCACCAACATCTGCTGACTTCTGCTTCACCTATTGCTTTCTCAATTGCCCGTACTGCCGGCGTGATATAATATGATTTGGAATGTTGGCCTTTTAGGAATCTTATAATCGGGTTTTTGCTCGAATACGCGCATTTATCAAAATCTTTTGGCTTCTCTCCAATAAAGTCATCCCATTCCCAGCAATTAAGCCTGCAATACGCCAAGCCAAGCCTTTCCGTTTGCGTTAATTCTTTTTCCTTACCAGCCCAATATTCAGACCAATCTTCCCTCACATCCATGCGCCTTCTTTCTAAAACTATAAAATCCCCGCCATCCGAATATATGGATAGCGGGGATCTCGATTATTAAATGTTATTCCGCTAAAAGAGGCGGCTGCTGAAATGCCGTTAAGCAGATCTGTCCGGGGCACTGCATTTCAAGAGACGCAGGAATCGGAACGTTCCAAGTGGAAAACATATCCTTAACCATATAGCCTACTTGCTGCGGTGTGCTTCCCATATCCAGCATTACCCTTCTTGTGATGCGAACCAGATTGGCAAGGCCGTTTGGAGAAACCTCTTGAGAGATGCGGGTGTGTGGTTTCAACTGCTCGTTCATCTTCTCAAAAGCAGTGACATAGGCCGCTGTAAACAATACGCCTTTCTTTCCGGGCATCTTATTTGCAATCATATCACAACCCTTTTTAGTAATTAAAAAACACGGGCGTTCCTGATTGTTGTTATCGATGTAGCTGTTTCCGATGAAGAATGCGCCGTGGGGGAAATTCCCCTCGGCTAAATACTGTTGGTAAGTGCGGATACTCTTAAGAAGTTCGTTATGGCTTCGCCCTACCATCTGCGCTACGTCCCTGCTGTCTACTACGTCCACATCGCGGAAATTAAAAACTTTAAGTTCGTTCATGTCAGGCCTCCATTTCACAGAGGAATGCATAGTTTGCAACCTCGTCTCGCAGATCGCTGATGTTCTCATGCAGCATTTGCAAGGCTTCCCGCCATGTTGGATAACTGGCGCACAGAGCTGCAGCTTTTTCAAGTTCTTCCCTTGTTCCTTCTTTCAATTCAATCGTGTCAAAGCTGAAAATGTTTTCCAAAATAATTTGGAACATTGCATTGATCTGGGTGAGTTTATTTTCCGTCGCCTCATATCTTGCGACGTTCTCCATGCGAGAAATGTTTCCACTCTTCATGTGGTTACCTCCTAATAAGTCAATCTTCATCACATGCTTGACCTTAAACTGAGGGTGCTCCGATGTCGCCAAACATCTTTGTGGAGCACCTCTCTTTTTAATCGTCAGCTGCAGAATTGCGCAGCGAAATGATTTCTTCCCTTAATCTTCGCTGCCCTCCTTCACCGTGATAACCACTTGATCCGGCCTCACACCCAAATAGGCGGCGGCAATGCGCTTGACCCAATGTTCGCTGTTCGCCAACTGATTGAGCAATTCTTGAATACTGTTTCTTTCGTTCATGGGAAACCTCCTATTGATTAAAGGTTCCCGCTGTGATAGAATAGATTTATCCAGTGGGAGACCTCTGGTGCATAAGACAATCGGGGTTACTTGTCACGGTTTCCCGGTTGTCTTATTTTTCTGCCTCGGCTTTAACCTTTTGAATTCCAATGCGAATAATATCACTTTTGGTCTTGTTCAGTTTTTCACAGCAGAAATTTAAATCAGCAACGGTTTCTTTGTCTGCCAAAAACTTCACTTGAATATTCTTCGGGTTTTCCGCCTTGGGTCTGCCTGTACGGGGCGACATTTCATCACCTACTTTCTATGTACATGATTATTGTATTATTATGTACACAAAAAGTCAAGAGGTTTTCCAAAAAAATACCCTCCGTTCCAAAAGGAGCGGAGGGCTTTGTTTAAGGGCATCTCTCTATACTAATAGAAACTTTGCTTGGTTCTTCATAGATATCTTTCCAAAAATTTATTTCAACAACTTTACAACCCGACTTATCAAGGCGATCTGGCCATGTATTTTGGACTGCAAAAATACGGTCTTTACTATCATATAGTGAAACAACAATTCTTCGATTTGTTATACCTTTTACCGATGCGTCATAGTGGACTTCACAACGAATATCGACTTCATATCGTACGTCATTATAATCTGTTTGCTTATAAATACACGACTGATGTCTTACCTCCAAAGAATACTCATTTGGCAAAACATCAAATGGAATTTCCAACACTTTTGGAGGATCGAGTTTAATTCTATCAGAAATAACAGTGGGCTCTATTTCCGCCATGTTTTGTTCCTCTTTCACAGGTTGTATAACTACTTCATCATTCTTCTTGTGCGCTACCCTACTTTCTTTCATATTTTGTTGTCTCATATATGACATCAATTTGAAATATTGCGTTGTACCTTCCTTAACCGATATATTTTGGGGTTCCTTATCTGAATATGTTACGTAAAATGTAGCCTGTATACCTTGCAGCCTCTTTCTCTTCCCGAAATAAGCGCGTCCGTGCCCGCTCGTCCCTATTGAAAATCCTGTATGCTCAAAGCCTTCTTTGTAAATCTTAGTTCTTTCAATAAATTCTACATGAATTATATTTTCAAGTTGCTTTTCTTGACTCTTTGAATCCATTCGCGCCGTCATTAATGCTATAACCAATATTATAATACCAATAATCAATATCGGAGTCATAAAGTTAATAAGAAAATATAGTGGGATCCCAACGATAATACATATAAATAGTATATTACTACATTCTTTCCTGCTCATCACTTTCCACTCCTTTTCTTCTAAATTTTACCACATTTAACAATAAGAAGACAAGTGCGGAAAAGTATACCCTCCGCGCAGGAATTGGCGGAGGGTATTTCATTAAGACACAGATATATTATAGGTAAAGGATTCGAAATCTTCTGACCAATTGTCAGAACTTCCTTCCAAAATAATTTGGAAGTCTGCATTCTCAATCGCCGGGAAAGTAAATATTCCTTCTGTGGAAACTCCAACAGACAAATCGGTTTGGACATCAGGGTAATCCGCTTCATAGTTCGTTTCTTCTTCATATTGCTTGCCATTTTGAATAATTAGCGAATTAAATGAATACAGATTAAACTTTCCTGCTCCGTTATTTTCAACTTTAATATACACACGCGTTTCTTGTTCTGCTAATTCAACTTTTTCCACCGTCACAGAATATCCATTTTGTGTCAATGTAGATTCATTCGGAATATATGTATATAATGTAGGAGCAACAGCATCTTGGTACGTTAAAACTTCAGCAGAATCAGCTGTAATAACTGGCGCCGTAATTTTTGCTCCAAGCATATTTTCCCCTTCAAATTCTCCGCTGACCTTGCCAATTACTTTAACATAATCGCCATCACTCAATTCTGCATCAGGATTCCCATATGCAACAACCGTATTCATCTCATAATTAGCCGGATCTGCATACATCTGAAAATATACTCCATCAGAATCATAATCTATAGAACCAAATATTTTCCCCGTAAGTTCAATAGTTCGTCCTTTGAACTCATTCACATCTGCATACATCTGTTTGATTTCATCGTTGCTCATTGGAATTTGCTCTTCACTGGAACCTTGCCCAGACGAATTGTTCCCACATGCAACCAGAGAAATAACCATCGCCACAGCAGCTAAAATAGATAAGACTTTCTTCATAACGTTCTCTTCCTCTCTTTCCAATTTAGGGAAAATCCCTGAATCGACTATAGCACAAGAGGAATACAGAATCAATCAAAACATTTAAAGTTCCATCAGCGGATAAACCTTCTCCCAAACGTTCATGTGGTAAACGTTAATGGTCCCATAGTTAGCGTCGAAAATCTTTTTTACCCCATAGCCCTGGCGTTGGCTTTCAATCTTGAGCTTCCTCCAATCGAATGCCTTGTGAGATACGCCGTTCATATGTGCTACTCGTTTGATGGAATACCATTCTTTGCTGCGATCCAGCTCGGCTTCCAAAGACTTCCGTTTGTCCTGCTCGTCTTTTAGCGCAGTAAGCAGCTTGATGCCAAACTCAGGAGAGTTTATCATCTTGTCGATAGTGTCTGAGGTCATGTAAGTTCCGTGTTTACGGATAGATGGTAATACCTCGCTTGTTACCCATCGGCGGAACTTCTTCGCTCCGGGGAGTTTGCTGGACAATACCAGAGAATAGAGACCGGATTCGTTGATGATGGTCATAGTCCTATTTTGGGTACCATCATAAATCGAGATGTTTTTTCTATCTTCCTCATCTACATGACGATTAATATCTCGACTACCGTTTTGGTACCCCAGGGCTTGCGCAGCATCTAAACCCACCAGCCACGGTTCTCCACCTACTTCCACAGTACGAATCTCCCCAAACTCGGGATTGTTGAAAATCATTATATCGTTCATGTATATACCGCCTTTCTAAAATGTTATTTTCACCTTATATGTTGACCCAGGGCAGGGGAGTAAGGTGGCACCTCCCTTTTCGGCCCGTCAGCCTATCCCTGGCGTTCAACCAATGTTGTGAGAGACAGCGATATCCGTTTGCCTCTCAAATGGTAGATTCTAAATCAAAATCTCCGCTATCCATATATTCGGTTGTCAAGGTGCAATTTATTGGAATGGATGGAAATTATCCGATCTTCCGGTTTGCTCTGGCCCAGTTCTCAAAGAAAAGGCTCGCCTTCAAGCGCTCATTTTCAATCTGCGTCTCGTCCGGCTCTTTTCCTTTTCGGAACGAATAAGGCTTATCGCTGTATGGATTCGGCTTCGTCCCTTTTTTGGCAAATGCATGAAGCACCGGCGCTGCATCCAGAACCGCTTCATAAATGTACATGCCCTGCAGCCATGCATCCTGATTGATACGTTCCTGCCTTATGCGTTCCGCCGCAAGGTATTGTTCAATGATCCAGACATCGCCGTTCCAGTATTGATCCCAAGTCATTCCAATGGAAAGATAATAGGGACATTCCCGTTCAAACAGTTCCGACAGCGAAATTACATTTCCACTGTCACATTGGAGTTTTTTGCCAATTCCTCGTCTGTGATAACGCGATGGGCATATGCAGTCTGGTTATAGAGCTGCATCAGGCGTTCCATCATGGCAACAGTCATGCCGCCGATGGACTCCAGAAGCTTGTCGCTTTGTGTCCGGGCAATGAATTTGTGATTCTTGCGCAGCGCATAGAAAAACAGCTCCGGAACTTTTGTGTTCGGGAATGCGATTACATCTTCCGCCTTAAAGCCGCGCTGCTCTGCAAAGGCAACACTTTCCCTGGAAAAGTCCAGCTCATAAACAGTCCCGTCCACGGTGATCCGGATCGGGTTTACGCGTTCTTCATTCATTTTGCTCATGGCTCAAAACTCCTTTTCACGATGTATTAGACCTCTGAAAGCTTTGCGTCCCAAACAGGGGCATTGGTCGGCGTAATATAGGCCGTCGCTTCCAGCACATTGTTGACCTCCATACCGGGAAGTCCAAGCGGCGTAGGCTGGCCTGTAAAGAACAGATCCTTCGCAAGACCGGGCACATCAATACAGAACCACATTGCCTTCCCCTCTCCGGCCGCTTCGTCATACGCCTCAACCATAGTGCTCCATGCGGCCAGACTGTCTTTTGTCAAGTTGATTGTGAAGCCCAGCGCGCCGCCAAGATCTTTTAGGCCAGCAATGTAGGTTTTGTATTCCGTTTCTTTCAGGTTGGTTGTTTCCAGCGTATCCGGTTCAGGGTTCATTTCTGGGATTGCTTTCAGTTCCGGGACCTCAGTATAGCCTGTCGTAGGACGGGTGCCAGAGGTCGCTTCCACGGCGTACTTCATAGTTACGCCGGCAGTGCTCAGTTGAATGCTCATTTTAATTTCCTCCTTTAGATGGTTGGGAGGCACTTGGCACTATGGCACTTGGCACTGTCAGCCCACTCAATTTGTATAGATTCTATACTCTTTATCGACAACGGCTTGATACCGTGCGACAATACGGTAAATGGTGGCATCATTCAAATTTGCCACCGGGTTCATCAAAATACGTGTAAAGTTCAGTTTGGAAAACTCTTCATCCACAGTTTGCAGCAGCTCTTTCGCTTCCATTTTTCCATACCCGACTTTGTTGCTGTAAATATTTACTTCATACAGAACCGTTGCTGCATTCTCGATGTTTCTGGTACGCATTTTCTGCAGCACAGTATTGGAAGCCTCTGCAATGGTCACAGATGGGAACTTCGCCGGTGAGTCCGTATACTCTCCTGTGACATACGCACCGTAGCGCTCTCGAAGGACCGTGGCGATTCTTGAAAAGATAAAGCTCTCAATATCAATCGTCGTCAATCACCTCTTTTGCAACATACGGTATGCTCTCCCGTAGAATTTGCGCAGTGTCATACATATACGGGCGGCTTGGCATGCCCTTTGTCCAATGCCATTCTCCGTCATCCCCAAGATACCACCAACCGGATTCCCCGTGGTTGTTGACATCGTACTTCCACCCAGCAAGGCCGGGATTCGGATGCTGGCTTCCCTTTCCCATGACTCCAGTTCCAAATTCTACGAAAGCGCTGTGCGGAGCCGTAGCGGCAATTTCGCCGGTCTTTCCAAATGTTCTCCCTACAATCCCATTGACCAGCGCACCGGAATCATAGGCATTCATGTACATAGCAAATTCCTTCGCCTGCTCTGTACCGGATTCTGTCAGAGTTTGCACAATCGTTTCATCCGCATCGGAAACCTTTTTCCGATATCCCTCTAACCGGTCAAGAGCTTTGGACAGGGAATCCGCGCTTAGATCGATCTTGATTTGCAACAAAACTCACCGCTTTCATTGCCTGCTGCTGCTCTTTTTCATAGGTGCTGACGTCAACTTCCTGTATGGCAAATTGAAGGGAGTTTTTCCACGCAGCTCGTTTCTTGACGCGGTAGTTATACGCACCTTCCGGATCTGCTCCGTCTATCCACAAGACCGAGTTTTCATTGATCTCGCACCCTGTGTCCGCAGTAGTCATCGTTCGGTCATAATCTGTTTGCGTGCCAAACTGGTTTACTTCGGAACTCCCTTTATTGGGAGAAACACAAAGGTAAGCTTTCTTTTGTGAAGTATAAAGCGGGACAAAATTTCCTGTTACATTCCCGTACTGATCCTCAATCTCTACCTGCCCAATATAGTTCTTGTAATAGACAGGGCTCAAATTCGCGCGTAGATTTCTCATATCACCGCACCATTCCTACAACAGGAGTAACCTCCTGCAGCAATTCCTCTGGTATTCCTTCCGACGCCCATCCACGGTCTACACCATTTTCTTTGTGGCTTGTCTGATAATCCGCCCCAAGCTTGTTATAGGCCGCCAGTGCAATCCGTACCTGCAGGTCGCTGTAGCGAGGCTCCAATGTTTCCGGGTATTCTCCATAAGGGAACCGGCGTGCCAAAATCGCATGTTTAGCGCTCTCCAAAAGCTCTTGAAGCAGCTCTTCATCGGATTCATTGGTGCGCAGTTTCAGCCTTTCCAGATTCTCCATGATTCACCTTCCTCGGTCTTCCTGCTTTTCTTGGGGCAGCAGGAGGCGGCGAAGGTTCATGGAGTACTGTCCCATGCTTTTGCATTGTATCCGCGTCTTCGTCCCTGATCTGGAACGGAGAACCAGCCTCATAAAACCGGCCGTTATAGCACACGCGGTAATTCGAAATAAACTTCATGCCGCCTCCTGTTTTTACTCAAACGAAGCTCCGTCAAAACGGAAAATCACAACGCTCTTCCCATCCACCAGGACTTCAAAAGTATCCGTTTTCGTCACACGGAAAATAATGTCCGGATCAAAGGTAATGTCCTGCTTTGTAGGCGAACCGTTCTTTTTGAATGTCATCTTGCTTCCAGTCTTTGTCAGGTGGAACGGGAAGTAATATCCATCCTGTTCATCCGGTTCCGAACTGAACTCTGTGTATCCTGTCACATGATGGAATGTACCAGAGACTGAACCGTCTGCCTTGACCATCAGATCATTGCCTACTAGGTCGGACACCTGCTTCCCCAATAGGGTCTGACTGCCGGGGAACAGCGTCAGAATGTCAGACCCGATTATTCCCCCAGCACGTTAAGTACTGCCACTTCGTCCATACGCTCAAAGGAAGGAAGGACAATTTCGGATGCAAAGGTATTGATGTTTACGGGGTGCTCCTGCAGAACGCGGGTAATGGCAACTCCGGTATTTACAATGGAAACCTCTGCACTGGACGCTCCGCGCAGATCCGCCTCTTCCGGCGTAGTGCCGTACCATGTTCCGCCAAGCGTTCCGTCAGGGATCAGGCAGACATAGCCGTTTGGCACAAACGCATGAGCAACCTTGCTCTCGTCCCGATACTGCTTATCGTAAATTGCAATCCGCAAACCAGAAGTAGACTCCACAACCGCCTTTACTTCGTTTTCAGTCAGATATCCAAGAGACATGCCGTTGGTAGTCATATAACGGTTCTTTACAGCATCCATTTTGGACAACAGATTGAAGGTATAGGAGTTCATGATGGCTACAGTCAGCTCAGTTCCGGTTTTTGCACGGATTGCATCCTTAACCGCTTTGAACGCCGCAAAGGGATCTGCTGTTGCCGGCTTGTCCCAAGTTGCAGTACTGGTCAGAGCAGTGTAGTTGGTTGTTTTCCAGGAACCATCCGTATCGTATTTGTAGGTGTAATCCATCCCGTTTGCCTTGATCGCAATGCCAACATCGCCGCCCTCTGGGAAAAGCAGCTGCATAATCATCCGCTCAGGGACAACATTCGCGCCATCAATCAAATCACGGGTATCGTCAAACACACGGGCGATCACCTCAGCAGCATACGGGTCGGTAGACTCCTGAACCCGAAGCATCTCCTGCCGATCCTTCTCCTTGATCTTGTAACCCTCGCGGAAGAAGGGCATTTCCGTCTCCAGTTTCTCAAAGCCAATCCGATCCCGGAAGGTAGCCTTAGCATCAAAAGCGGAAGGCATCAGAGACACAGGCAGGCCACGGGAACCTTTGAGCCAGGACAGATCAAGGCCAGCCTTCTTGCGGGCAGGAAACAGGGTAGCGCCCAGATAGGGAATCTGGTTGGAAGCAACCTCCGTCCAGTTCGCCGCAATCGCAGCAGGTGTAAAAACTTCTCTCAAATCCATTATGTTCGCCTCCTTACTCGTTCACGCCGATGTTGTCCCGCAGGATAATCCCGGGCACTGCAAATGTCGTATCCAGTGTTACACCAGAATGCTCCTGAGCTTTTGCCTTGTCTACAACGCCCTGAACCAGCAGCGCTCCGTTCGGATTCTCTGTCGGATCTACATCGTACAGGAGCATACCTGCAGCAGTAGCATAAGACGTGGATACAATCTTTTTCCCAGCAGAAGTCATCGGCGTTCCAGCCTTAACAGTCGATGTTTCATCCACTTTAATAGGAATTGCCACAAAATCGTCAGCGGCCAAAATTTCTACAGTGCCGCCAACAGAAGTCTTGGAAAACTTCATCTGTTTCTCTCCTTTTCATCAAAAATAGTGTTTCAAACCTTCGTTTGCATTTTTGAGGGCGTCGGCTCGCTGTTTACCCAAATTTTTGGCAAACTCCACGGCCTTGTCCTCCTCATCATTCCCACCACCAGATCCAGAAGGCTTGGGGTCATGCTTCACCAGATCAGCCCGCAGTTTCTTTTCATAGGCTGCGTTGGCTTTCTGCTGGTTGGCAAAAACACGCTCCATATCGCCGTCAAACAGCGCCTCTGCTGTCTCACGGGCCAGCTTCTCGTCATAGCCCGGCATGGCGATATAGCGGGCGGTGTGCTCGGCAATGGTGGACTTCCGAAGCAGTTCAGTGTACTTGTCCTCCAGCGCCTTGCGGTCAGCGTCAGCCTGCGCTTTTGCCGCTTCATCATCGGTCATCTTAGACTTGAGCTGTTTGGACAGGTTGGCCGCCTCGGTAGCCTTGGCGTCAAAAACTTCTTTCTTCACATAGCCGCTCAGGTCAACCTGGTCAGGTACATCAAGCCCCAACAGGGCGGTAACCTTGTCGGCGTCGCTCATTTCCGCGAAGCCCTGGATGCTGTCAGTGGAAATCTTCATGTAAATTCTCCTTTTGGGTTTTGTAAGTGTTCTCTCACTATGTTTTTGGGTTATTAAGCGTTCTCTCGCTGTTGGGAGATTTATACCGCCCCTTCTCTGGGGCCATATTCAACGGTTATTCTCCGTTTGAATTTTCAAATTGGTATTGGGCAAATAAACCTTTGCTATCAAGAAATCTGATTTTTCTGGGAGATATTTCATCCATAGACCCATCTTCGTATTCAACAATGCCAAGCGTTATCCAATATTGTCCGCCTGGGTGCCCACCACGCAACGGTGAGGCGTCTACTACATCGGCCCGTTGTTCCCATCGATGGAACATCGCCCGTTTCTCATCTACAACGCAAGGACGATATTCTGAATTTGTAATTGTCAGGGTTCCATCAAGGCTTGCCATATTTCCCTCCTATTTCACGGCCTCCATCCAGCACCTACATTTTCTATGTGGTTTTGGCGGAATAGAATTTATTGGGTATATCTTTCCGTCCCGCTCCCTGCAAGTTTCACATTCTTTCCCATCTAGTACAGTGTGCCACTTCACCCTTCTCACACCGGAATCCTGATAGGCTTTCAGGGTGGATTCATCGGTCACGATATCCCCGTATGTAGCGGTCAGGTCAGCCCAGTAATGCAGCCCCCGTCGAAACTCAGTCACCTTGGCCGTGCTGGAATTGATGCCCTCAGCGGTGTACTGCCTCTTGCGGTCAACATCGTTGTCATAAATGACTTTCGTCACAGCGTTGTACGCCGCCAGCAATGCCAGCAACCACGCTAAATCAGGCGGTTCCTCTCCATGCGGTTCGGACGCCTGATACTGCTCTTGCGCCAGTTCAAGAAAGACATCTTGGCTGTCCTTGCGCAGTTGGTCATATAGCGTTCGTGTAACTTCCAGCACATTGAGTTCATCAAACCCGTTCTGCGCCGCTTCATCTTTGGCGTCCTCAAACCGCTTGACCGCCCTCCTGTTCAAAAGGTCGATAGCTTTGTCGGTAAGGTCATAAGGGTTTTTGTTTTCCAAACAGTTCATCCCCTATGCGGTTATATTCATCGAGAATTGCATCAAAAGCGGTATCCCATTCCGGGCCGTGTCCAGCGTCATATCCAACGGCTACATATGCAAGTTCGTGTGCAAAAATTTCTGTTGCGTTTTCAATGTCCACATTCGGATCTACTAAAACTTGAATTTCTCCATCATCGCAGAAATTTGTGAGACCATATGCCTTATCTCCGTCATCTGCTTCCAGATCTGCTTCGAAATAGCATTCACACTTTTTTCCTGGATAAATGTTTTGAAACGCTTGATATACCATGCTGAAGGGATCATTCAGAAACGGGGTCTTCCGCATCTGCATTGTTTGTTCCTCCATTCCTATCTTCCATCAGTTCATCCCGCAGGCTCCGCTCCATCTTTTTCTGCTGTTCCTCTGCATATTCTATACTGATCCTGTATGCGTCCTCGGGGTCGCTGAATAGCCCGCTGTACTGGAACGCCAGCTTCGGGTGAATCTTGCTGTTGTTCAGCATTTCCGCCAGTACTTGCGCCTTGGACTGAATGTTAGACAGGTTTTTCCGAGTGAACTCCGGCTTGATGTCGGACAGCTGCAAGCCCAAATCTCCGGTCTCCCGGCAGATATACAACACCAGCCGTAGAAACTCTCGCTCTGACCGCTCCCATGTCTTTTCCGTGTCCTTAGCCCGGCTCTCAGCAGCAGACCAGCCGTCCCGGTAAATGACCGCCTGACCGGTGTCGCTTGTAGAGGAACCGCCGTTCCGGTTCGGCATCCCGCAGATGGTTAGATAGGCGTCTTCCAAATCGTCCACAACAGTCTGCGTGTTGGCCTGATTCAGCTCAGAGGCAATGCGGTAGACTTTGGCTTCCATACCAGGAACACCCTTAATTTCAATCGCCATGCCTCCAGAAGCAAGGGATCTGTATGCGTTCTTGTCAATTTCGCAATTTTGGAACACATCAAAAGCGTTCACGAAGTCCTGGATGCTGTCCAGCCGGTTAGACTCAATCATATTGATGGCGTTCAGGATAGGGATGACCGGCTCAAAGGCCCCCATTCGTGCATCGTTGTTCACATACTCCACAATGGGGATGTATGGTATGGTGCGGGTCTCTTGCTTCGTGATCTTACCGTTCTGTACCTCGAAGTACCACTCCTGGGTATATACGCAAAAATAAGGCTGCCCCTCTTCGTCTACTTGTTCTATCACACCCGCGACCTTTTTCTGCCCGATTCCGCTGTGATAGATGCAGAACGCAGTCCTCGGATCAAGGGTGTAAATGGATACGGGGGAACCATCTTCTTCTCCTGCTTCATCAGGGAGAACCATACGTACCGCCACACCGCAAATGTGCATCCAGTCTGCCAGTTCCTTATCGAGAGTGTCCTTGCTCTCGGCCCGCATATACTCATTAAGTATGTTTACACTGGCGGAAATATCATCCTCTCCGCCGTTGGATACATAGCGGATCGGGCCATCCAGCAGATAGGCCGTCTTGAAGGTCACGATCTCGTTCGCCCGGTTAATCATCACCTTGTTGTTAATCTCCGGGCGGACGATTTTATCTTTCAGGCGGATGTCCTGTTTCCCTCTGTAATAATCATACAGGTAGGCTGTTTCTACCCTGTTGATACGGTGCACTGCCAGCGCTTTTCCCAGCACATCCACCACATTTCCCGGGGTGACTCGCTTTTTCGAGGTGTAGATTTTACGCCGACCCGTCAAACCATTGACCGGCCACTCAGATAAAGCTCGAACAGTATCGTTTTCAGTCACCTTGCCACCTCCAAACAAACAAAAAAGCGCCAACAAGAATCCGGGAAATGAATCTCGGAAACTCATTGGCACTTGGCACTGTTAGCTCCATCAGGGGAGAGGCACTTGGCACTGGTTTATTTCAGTTTTCCTCAAAGGAAGAACTATTTTTATGTTTTTATGACATCCTTTGCAATATGGATAAACAGTTCCATTTGCATCGTCTTCTACTTCCATAAGCTTTCTTCGGATACCGGCGGCGGCACATATTGGGCAAAAAACATTTACCTTCAATCAACCGCCCACCTTTCCTGAAAATTTGGAGCAGCGCACGGGTCTTGAACCCGTACCATCAGCTTTGAAAGCTGGTATGCGCCAATTACACCAGCGCTGCAAATAGCCCTCGTAACAGGGCTATGTTGTGTGATTATCAGGATTTGCACACCGTCCTATACATGCGCCATTTGTTTTCTCCCACTATACAGCGCAAGATACAATGGGAAAAGTGTCTCTTCCACAGCCAGCAAACCAGATTGGTTTATTTCCGCTTTTGCGGATTGGTGGCACGGGGTGGGCTTGAACCGCCTTGTGCTCCCATCTGAGAGCCTATGCCCATCCATTCGGACATCCGTACCGTATTTGGGCCTCCGGCGATGTACCGTCGGCCCGCTTACTCTCTCCCGAAATACTATATATTGTATTTCTTTTTTAATTATACCACAATATAATGTGTTTGTAAACCAATTTATGAAAAAAACACAAGATACTTTTTAAAACGGGCGCCGGAATACCTCCACCTTGTTCCCTTCTAGTTGCTGGACATATTCAGCAAACATTGCCCAAGCATCAGGAACATCGTCATGTTTATTTTTCCCAGCCATCGTATAGCCGCATAGGAAGTTTAGCATCCGGCGATACTCCTTATCTTTCTTTATGATGGAATTGTCCTTAAATAAAACCCGTTCTTTTACCCACGGGGAATTTACTATGATCTTTGTCTCTTTCCCCTGTGTTGTGTATTTTGTTGTGATTTTTGCGATTCCCCCGGATTCTTTCACTTCTTTTTGAACTTTTTCTGCTATTTTACCACCAGCGCTGTTACTTTCAAACTGACCCATCTGAGCCTTGTGTTGAAGAAGCTTTGACACTAGCCTCGCCTCTACGACCTCTGGATTGCTGTTGTCGCATACTACGTCTTCACAATAAAAGTCATTTCCGTACTGGTAACAAATCGGCATGACGCAGTAATCAGTGCCCTTGTCCTTCGTATCGCACACAAACAGAATTGCATCTGGTTTTCTATCAGGAAGCTCAAAGTACCGGCGCAGCTCATCCTCACTATACAACTGACCCTCGCGCTCGATAGGCTGGTTCATATAAAGAGCCCTCCAACTTGCATCATCCATCACTTCTCGTTGTTCATGGTAAAACGCCGTGGTAAATCCAGCATGATTCCCGTAATCAAAATTACTCTCATCATTCTCGTCCAACGCAGGGATGACGATAAACTCTGCCCGCCTACTTTCCCCATATGACTGTTCCAGCCGTCCAATAACATCATGAATTGACCAGCGAGTGGCAATATGAAGTTCCTTGCAATTTCCAATTTTTCTCTGGCGCAGATCTGTCGCATATAAATTCCAAAGCTTGTCCATACGTTCCTTTGAAAGAGCGCTTTCCAGACCATCAACCAAGTCATCACAGTACAGTAGATTTTCTGCACGAACCTTACCAGCATTTCCTGATCCAACAGACGAAAATTCCAATGTCGCAAAGCGCTTTCCCTTCTTTGAGTCTGTTCCAAGATCAAGCATCATGTCTTGGGCATTGGTCTTAACCACTTGCACCGTTGGAAAGACATCATGCCAAAGATAATCCCCTTGCGGATCCATAATGCGAAGGCATTCATCATAAACGCCTCGCAAAAAAGCATTGGAATGGGAACCTCCTAAAATTGGTTTTTCCGGATTCCTCCCGCCCAGCCATGTTAGAAAGAACAGTGCAAGAGTAGTTTTACCAACACCAGGCGGCAAAGAAATTGCCAACAAATCCAGCTCATTATCTGCAAGTTTTTGCAGCGCAGACGCCACTTTATAAAGCTGCTTTCGCCTCGGCAAATAAAATCGCTTGGATGGTTCACGGTTCCATTCAATATACCGGCAATGCGCATCAAAATCATACGGAGCATCAAACAGCAGACTTCGCTTATTCAGATCAAACATCTTGAAGCTGTTCTGCTCTTTTGCATATTTGGCCGATAGGCGGCGGACTTCCTTATTAACGCTGTGGGCTTCTTCAAAATTTTCGGATTCATACAATCTACATACATCAAACAAATCTTGCAACGCAGAGGCATCAGATAGATCTCTCTCTCTTGCTTTCTTAATCAGTTCATCAAGCTTCACTATCTATCAATCCTCCAAAATATTCTTTCTCTGCGTTTAGTCTTGCATTTTTTGCTTCTTCTAAATTATCGAAGTATCCGAGCAATATCACTTTTTTATCTCTTGAAATTTCTCTCTATCAAAGTGGTCGTGCCCGTAATGTACATATCTGCGCATATTCAATCCTCCGCCGGTTCTGGAATAGGCATCCAGTGAGTAACTATCATCCCTTTAAATACGGAATTTATTGGAGTCCATTCCTCAAACATTTTATCTTGAAACTGCCAGGCTTCATATTCTTTTAAATATCTGTAATTAGACAAAATCTTTTTCTTACCCGCCCATCTTACCGTCACCATCACTGGCTCCATATCTGGTGGCATCCTATCAGTGCATTTGATCCAGTCCATTCAATATTGCCCCATCATAGTATCTGCAATTCTTATCAATCGGAAGCGAAAACTCCTCCGGCATATTCCCCAAAAAGAAACGGCTCATTTTTGTTCTTTTGCACCTTAGTGACCATCCAGCAGGAGACTCCATCCCATCAGGCCACTCAATCCTGTCGTGCCACTCTATTTCATTGTATTCACAATTCACACAATTTCTCATAATCACCCATCATGCAACACAGCATCGCTTCAGGCATTATTTTGATCCAGCCCATACTTTTCTAACAACTCCCTCTTTTTCGAATCATACGCGGACTTTGCACTTTCAATAGACAGAAAACCCGTTTTTACCCAGCGTTCTCCAGAAACCTGAACGGCTACTCTGTATGTCTTGCCATTCTTTTCCAACATAACGCCACGCACACCGGTTTTGCTTCTTATCATCGCCTTATCTGACTTCACCGCCGCAATATCCGCACGTTTTGTTCCGCCCGTTTCTACGAACTTGGCCTTAACAGCAAGATCAGAGTATTTCTTCATTTCCTCGCTTTTGTATTGCTGGCAGCCGCATCCTTTTGGCTTATTCCTTATCGTCTGCGCGGGGAACTCTTTTTCAGATCCGCACATGGAACACTTGCACAGATACAGCGCGTTCCTGTGCTTGTCAATTCCGGTTCGCTTTAATACAGTCAGCGCACCATAGATTTTTCCGGTAAGATCTGCTGTTTTCTCACGCTTCTTGCATCCACAGTCTTTCTTTGGCGATTTTTTATCGGTTAACCGTTGGCCCTCCACGACGCACTCATTTCCGCATCTGCGACATATGCACCGCCAAAGCATGGCGCCTTTGGGCGAGCGCCCAGCGGGTTCTATTACTGTCAGTTCCCCAAACCTTTGGCCGATGAGGTCTTTCATCTTACTCACCAAAACCACCCTCTTTTTGTTTTGTGCGGCGATTTTTCAATGCGCCTTTTTTTCACGGGATTTTAGAAAGCTCTCCTTTCCAGCACATACCACTGGATCTTACTAATCCCAATCTGCTTACAGGCGGCCTCCACTGTGATGGAGCCGTCTTTTTTTATTTTTTAGGATATTGTCGTTTTTGGCCTACCAGCGGTAACTTTCGGCGTGGTTAATGCCTCGTATGGTGTCATGCCCATTTTCTTAATGCGGTAAGATACAAAAGAAAAGCTCAATCCGTATTGCTCGCACCAATCAATGGCCGACTTCGTTTCTCCATTAATCTCCCATTCCAGTTTCCGTTTCCTGCTCCGCTTTTTGGTTGGTCTTGCGGTAAATGTATATTTCGGATGTTGATTGTTTGCTTGCGCCTTTGCATCAGCCCACCTACAATTATCTGGTGAGTACCCTTTGTCGTTATCAATTCGGTCTATTGATAAATTATCGGCATACCCATGCGACAGAGCCCAATCCCTAAACGCAAACACATCCTCTCTCCATTCATCACAAATGTCTATTCCTCGCCCACCGTATGTTTTCCACGCATGGTTTTTGTGGTTATAACACCGCTCTTTCATTCCGCTCCAAATTCTGTATATCCTATCTTTTGATAATCCATGTGTACTAATAAGGGACTTATGATGAATACAATCTGCTTTTCCACAACTCTTTATTGTCCCATTTTCAAAAAGCACCGGATTTACTTCAACTGATCTACCGCAATCACATCTGCACACAAACATCTTTTTGCGTTTTCCAACAACGGTTAGATGGTATTTTCGAACACCTCTCCATTTTTCTATATCAAACTTTCCTCGGTTTGTTTGGCAAATACAAACCATAGGATTTTCTCTCAACAAAAACTTTGGAGCGTGGTAATTCTCTGCACCACAAAAGGTACATCTCGTTTTCCAGCCGAATCCCGTTTTATATCCAATTATCTCCCAGCATCCAATTTTCTGCCCAATCCACTTTGGGTTGCTTGGCAAATTTTCTCTTTTAATCCTTGCGGTTTCCTTTTCCGCTGCTATTCTTTTTCTTGTTTCACACCCACAAATCCCTTGATTCTTCCCTTTCGCATAATCTTTCCCGTTATGCGTGACTTTCTTCCTTCCGCACTTCTGACAGGTTAGCTCCCACATCTGTTTATGTGTTTCCCAATCATACCAAACACGGGTAACTTCAAAATCGCCGTACACTTTCCCGATTCTGTCAGAATAAAACTGATCCTGCATTTCAAGAACCTGTTTCTTGTTTGCCTCGTTAAACATCCCCCTTTTTTACCCCCTTTTTGTTTCGGCTCTCCAGCGGAGGCAACCCGTGTTCCGCCCGATACTTCGCAACTGCCTTATAGTAGGTGTTTGGACGCAACCCCAACTTTTCCATCGCCCACTTGTTCGTCCTCCCATCAGACAGAACTTCTTTGTAGGCTGCATCGAAAGCCACCTCATCTATTTCAATCGGCTTTCTTCCTTTATATGCGCCTCTGTCCTTAGCAAGAGCAATCCCTTGGGCCTGCCGCTCATGCGTGTTGATTCTTTCCTTCTCAGCCACATACGAAAGAACTTTCAATACAATATCAGCAATCAGCGTTCCTGTGAGATCGTTCGTTTTCCTGGTATCCAAAATGGGCATATCCAGCACAACAATATCTGCTCCGATCTCCTTCGTGATATGTTCCCACTGTTTTCCAGTCTCAGTGTAATTTCTTCCGAGCCGGTCAAGGCTGCACACAAAAACCGTATCACCCTTTCGGATTACAGTCATCATCGCGTTCCATTTGTCCCGGTTGTAGTCCCGCCCGCTCTCTTTATCAATGAAGATGTACCGCTCCGGCACTCCGGCCTCTTTCAGCATTTTAGTCTGCCGCTCCTCATTTTGGTCTTTCGAGGACACCCGCGCATATCCAACACAAATGCTCTCAGCCATCCCATCTCGCCTCCTTTTGTTTGCAAATTCATTATAACAAATAATTTTGTTGTTTGTCAACATGTTTTTTGCTTTTTTTAATTTTTCTGTGGTAGGGGGGCTCAGGTGGTGGGTGGCCGCCCTGTCCTATCCCCCTGGGGTGCCCGGCGGCCCGTTATCCTTGTAATACCTTGATTATCTGGGGTATACCCATACCAAACAGCCCACATATATATAATAATAATTTGGCACAAATCGCAACTACTCAAAAAATAAATAAAAATATTTGTAAATTCTGTTGACTACATCAAGCAAATATGTTATCATATAATCACAGCAAGGGAAACCGCGCTGAATCTACCGGGCAGGAGGTACACGAAATGGAGACTGATAGCATGACCCAGACCGAGTTAGCATCTTACCTTGAAACCCTGGCGAAACTGGTAGAGGCCACAGCCAAAGACCCGCAGGATGCGGCCCGCATTATCCGGGAAGCCATTCCAAAGCAGTAAAAAAGATAGCCGCCCTACCCTTAACAAGTAAGCGGCTATCTAACAAAGAACACGGGGCGGCATGGCCTGCCACATGTCGCCCTCAGTGTAACACAACCGGCAGGGAAAGGCAAGAGCCGCAAGGAGACCGAAGAATGGAGGTGACCCCCGCTTGATTGTCCTGTTTGTCTTGCTCCTCCCGCTTATGGTGATCTGGGAGACGGCGAAAAAATCTTGACTGCCCTAAGCGGGCGCGATACAATCAACACAACGGAGCCCGGCAAAGCCTGGGGAAAGGACGGCATAATATGACTACTACGTTATATATCACCCGCACCGGCGATATGATCCAGACGGGCAAGCCCGCAGAGGTAACACTTGAGGAGTACCCGGAAATTAGCCGGACATGGATCCGGCGCGTTACTGTGGAGCTGCCCGCAGGGTTTGAGGCGGCAGAGGCCGGAGACGGAAGGAAGCGCATTTTTCGCGGCCCTGATTGCTACGAGCTGACCGCTAACGTGGACGACGTGCCCTGCATCATCGACCACACCCAGAGAGGTGGTCCGTTTATCCCGCTCCGCGTCCTGTCTGAGGGATGGGACATCTAACAGCATACACCACCCGCCCCGCTATGGGGCGGGCTTTTTTGCCCTCCAGCCCTCCCAGCATGGGAGGTAACTACCCAACAACTTCCCGCCGCTTGTGCGGCCTATCACGGCCAGCAGGCGATATTTTTGCGTCCAATCCGGGAGGGAAACGCAATCCAAAAAGAGGATGCAGCGAATGAAGCAAGAAAAGAGAAAAACCCGCTCCAGTGTTGCAGCACCGGAACGGGCAACGGAAACGGGGACAACTGGGCAGCTGGCCTCCACTTCCACTTATAACGATACCATTACCTGCCGAAGTCAAAGTATAGTCGCTAAGGCAGGCTTAAATAGTCGAGAGTCTTCATATCAGGAACATTTTTGTGCAATATGCTGCAGTCAAAAAGTGTTTACCCCGAATTTTAGCGACACCCATATAGTCGAATTGTACAATAAATTCGCGGAATTGTCCTTATTACAGAGACATAATCTGTTTTATAGTCGGCTATTCTTCTATCACAGATTCGGCGATCCGCTCTTCAAGCTGCTTTTGGTCGGGAGAGTCGCCGAGGGGCTGGTTTGGGGTGAGAACCAGGTCTTGAACATCCTTCATGCCATAAAAGTTCTTAGACCTGAAAATATACGTAGTCTCCGGAATTTTGCGTCCAAGCACTAATTCTGCGTCGATATTTGACAAAATTTGTTTCGCTTTTTTTATCATGTTCGACCTAGCAGAACTGCATCCATTCCCATTTTCCCATTCCCAAACAGTAGACCGAACAGCGCCCAATGCAAGGCACATCTTCTCGACTGTAGGGATTTCCCCGGTTCTTCCACACTCTGCAAAGAACTCATTTAGTCTGTCTGCACATTCATCATCAGACTTTACGATCTGCTTATTAAACCACTTATAAGAGTTCCTAACGATTTGGGCGATTTCCTCTTTCTTGGCTGTAGTAGTCGCTTCAATGGAGGCTGACTTCGACCCTCTTTTCCTGACAGGCTGTGCCATAGTCACATCCTGCTCCATAGTCGTATCATTCTTGTTCAGAGTTGTCACCTCCGTTATCTTTTCTCCAAATCCATTTTGCTTTTCTGCGAACAGAAACGACCTTACCGTTTTGACAATAAATTACATCATCATCAGACTTATATCTCTGTCCGTATGCCCAATTTTCAATCTGGACTCCAAATGTATGCGGTACTCCGATATGTGAAAGCTGTTTCCTTATGTCTTTTGGCAAGATGAAGCCCATAAATTATTCCTCCTTCGCAAATCCAAACCTCTCTCGAAGTATGGCTCCCAAGTAGGATTGCTATATTTCACTTCCCAAACACCGCCTTCATATAGTCGCTGGTCAAATATAGAGCCCCTTGATTTGTGATCCCCTGCTTTACCAGTCTGTTGTTCAAAGATTTAGGCACGTCCCCGGACCCTGCGTCTGCGGGACGACCTGTTTGAGCGGGTGAGGATTTGCACCTCACATAGCCGACATTCCTACAAGCGCCCTCCGGTTTTATGAGCCACTACGGCACCCCGGCAACTATTCGGCCTTATGATATAAGCGTCTACTATTGCTTGCAATCGCACAAGCTTTACCACAATTAGTGTCTATTCCGCCACCGCTCAATGGTTCCAGACCGGCCAGCATCTTTTCACCAGCCACATGGCACATCCGGCTTAAATGGCCGTTGATGTGTGCACAGCTCCATGCGCTTAGCTTCTCGCGCTTGAATGCAGATCTGTCTGGATGGTTCCACCGCCCGCCTCATGCGAGTGGCATACAAAGCCCAACACGGCCCACCCAATTCTCTCCGTGTTGGATAGCAGCCCACATTCCGAAAACAGGTTGCTGCCACAATGGAGCCGAGAGGAGGTATTGAGCCTCCACACGTATACGGCGTTGCCATGGTCGCCGCTTCCGCTTCTGCTACAGCACTCGGCATATTTTTGACTACCTGATACAAGTACTCATAAAAATCATAAAAGACAAGTTCCAAACCATTCCAATCAGGTCATCTTTTTCCTTCGCTTTGAAGGCTAAATAAGCATATACAATAATAAGGACAAGGAAGATAAATCCTGCAATGATTCTAAGCACATCCACAAACTTTACGCCATCCAATCATAAAATCTGTTTTCAGCTATTTTGTCTCTTTTTCTTTTCAACTTGTGGTTCTCTTTTGATGCTCTTCTGTTAGCCTTGCATTGATTACAATTATTTCTATTTTTGCAGAACCAGCATCCATCCTGTTCCCACCAGTACCAATCTGGCATAGACGGTCTTGGTTTACGCTTTGCCTTTCCCATCATGCACTCCAAATTTTTTCTGGGCGCTTCCCGCTTAATTGTCACACCATCAATCAGTCAGCTACATGCCATTCGGCGGTTCACTGTCCTACGGCAGTTTTCAGCGGGATAGCGCCGAAGCATACTTTCTCAGGATCTCGAAGTCCCGTTGCGGTATGCCAGCGCGCCGCGCTCCTGATCGGCTTGCCTGCTTTGCTCACAGCAGCTCAGGTTTCCTATCGCGTTTTGCCTGCGTCCGGCTTCCACGGACGGGAGCGACCCAGCAGTTCGGTGGAAGTCATGCGCCGCCACCGCTTCCGCCTCCATGACAGGCGGGCGTCAAGTACCTTCTCCGGACCCTTTAGACGCTGTTGGGTTGCCGGTATAGTGTCTTTCCACAGTCATAGGAACCTGCAAGATTTGAACTTGCGATCTCTACCCCTTTCGGTTAAGCGACGGATTCCGCCCCGTCCCAGGCTCCACATGTCCCCGTCTTTCCGGGGTGTCATTCTCCACTGGTGGCCAGTTATTCCCCCAGTTGGGCCACTCCGCGCGACGCCATCAGGCGTTTCGGTGCGTTACTACCTCATCAGGCGCTTTTTTCTGGGGCTAGATGTTGCCTGCACATGGAGAAGTTGGCAACCCACGCTGGTGCCGCATGGAGGGTGCGACCCTCCGGCCCGGATAAGTGGGCTGATGCGCTCGTGCGGCATATTTCGCCGTTATTGCCGCCACGGACGCGGGCGGGTAAGGAGGGGAAAAAGAAGTATGGAATACGCCTTTATCCTCGGAAGAATGTGCACGTGTCTGCTGTACATATTCTTTGCTTCCTTCTTTATTATACCACAATATCTTGTGTTTGTAAATCGAATTATAGATTTTTATATCAATATATTGTGTTTTCAGGAGTTATCAAACGCCCTCCGCACCATATCTTGTATCTGATCGCTTGTATAAAGGGTTTCTTCTGTTCCTCCCTTCTTGCACCAAAAGTCTGCATCCGTCATGCATCCAGTGACCTTGCACCGCCCCCATGTTCGGCCGTCTTCTCCTATCACAGGCTCGTTTGACCACCACTTACACGCGGCGCAAGGTATCGCTTCCACTTTCATCTCTTTCCCTCCTGTCCATTTCCATCATCGCCAGAATGGCATAGTTCGCAAGATCCATCAGCGTGTCCCGGAGTGATTCGTCTTGCACCTGCTGGCTATCGCCTCGCGTCAGTGCCTTGAAACGGTGTAGCTTATCCGAAAGCCGGATGCGCACCATCGGCCAGCCTTCTTCCGCGAAGGTCTGGCGGAAGCTGTCTCCATAGTCGTGGTTTTTTCGTTCAAACAGCGCGGTCAGCTCGTTGCAAATCTTCTTGTGCAGCTGCACCTGCTGATCCATGTTGACCTCCTCCTTATGTTTTGTCGGATCCAACAAATCATCCACCACCTCATAGCCCATCAGGCGAGCAGCTTCGTGGGGATTGTTCCTTGCGTATTCATGGCATGGCCTTTTTGTCCCTTTGTATTGCTTTATGGGTTCCCGAAGCTTGCAATAGTCGCAGTCTTTTTGACTATCGCAAAACTGCTCTAATGCCTGGTCAATGGTAAGTGAGATTTCACCCGTCTTACTCCGAAACTTCATTTGATCTTCCTCCCAATCCATGGAAGCAGCCAGCCGAAGGTCAGCGCACCGGCCACATAGCCGAGCCATAGTTCACTTCTCATGGCCGCCCTCCTTCCTTTCCCACTCCCTGCACCGCTGTTCCGGGGCTGTAAAGTCCGCACAGTTCGGGGAGTCTCCATTACAGCACACGCCCTGATAGTCCTCGTACCAGGCGCAGGTGGCGCAGTACTTAGTCATGGGCGGCCTCCTTGTCCCGTTCCAGACAAAACCGAATATATTCCTCGATAAGTCTCATATCATCTTCGGCTCCCTCGATTTTCCCTTTCCATCCACAGGAGGGGCAATAAAAGGTATCTCCGTGTCCTCCATTTCCGCAGTTCCCGCCGCAGTTAGGGCACTCGGCATCGACAAACATCAGATTAGTCATGGTCGTCATCCTTTCGCTGGCCGTAGGAGCAGAAATCGTCCTCCGGCATAATATCAAGTAGTAATTTATATGCATCAATCAGCCTCATGCTCGTCCTCCTTGTCCATGCGAGCGCCGCAGTTGGGACAGTAATTATAAAAACTCTGTATGATATTTCCTTTATCATCTTCATCAAATCCACCACAACAAGAACAAAATGTATTTTCGATCCATCTCCCATGCCGCACCTCCGCAACATCGGCGGCGGGGAGAGAGTTAATACAGTGCATGGTATCTTCTTTGCTCAATAATTCCGGGTGGTTGATGCAGACTGCCCAGGAAAGAATTTTCTCTTTGACAACTGCCCTCTCGATGTACTCTTTCATTCGTCCACCGCCCAATTTTTCATATCCTCGTACAGTTCATCCATTTTTTTGTTCCATCCCCTAAGCTTCCAAAAGGTAAGAATACCCAAGGCTATCCATTCCACAGAAGCTATGAGCATCATAATATCAGCCATCCTGCTCCCTCCGTAGTGCGGCCTCTGACCCAAATAATGCATCACTAATAATCCTGACACCATTCTGGTAGCAATCACACTCTAAACAGTGCTTATCTTCGAAAATCCATCTACAATTTCCGCAAAACCCATACTTTACAACAATGTTAAAAGCGGTTTCCAGTTTTTTTCTATCCGTTTTCAGCGCCACGCACTGCCCATCCCGATCAGCCTGGGCCAGCTCGCGGAGGCGGTCAGGCGTAACGCCCAGAAGCTGGCCTGTCAGTATTAACAGTGCGTCCTCGGTGAATGTTCTCTTGAAGCTTTCCGGCTCTAGTCCCGTGTCCTCGTAGGCGGCGAGGCGGTCACGGATCAGCGCCCCAGCCAAGCCGCTATCATCCTCCAGAAGTTCCGGCATCCACTGAGCGCGTCCCTCCTTATCTCGGTAGGTTAACCGTTCCATATCAGTCCTCCTTCTGGCTGCGTCTCAAATACTTTGGCATACATTCTTCCCATGGCCCTAAAATCTCCTCTGCCGTTTTCATGGCTTCAATTTCGTATTCGTGTGGAAATTCGCCGTCTTTGTTGCCATACGCAAACCACATCATAGCCAGGGCTTTCTTCACCTTCTCCAGCTCGGACTGCAGCTTCTCGTTTTCAGCCTGGAGCGTGGAGAGGGAGGTGGCGGCGTCCATCAACACAAATGCGACCGTGTTTATTTCTGGTGAGCACTTCTGTTCACCTTCTTCTCTAAGCGTCGTGTACAATCCATTCAGCCGCTCAATCAGCTTCTCAATTTCCATCAGGTTTCTTCCTCTCCCTCCGGCGGGCGGCGGTCAGAAAAATCCAACCAAATTCTATTGTTCTCCTTGTCGTATCGCTCGGCAGGGAATATGAGAGCCTGCCCGCATTTATGGCAATACGCCTCGCCCTTTTTCACAGCTTTTTTGCAGCCGGGGCAATAAAAGCGGGTATCCCGTACTCCTTTCCATCCTTTCGGACAGGTCACCATTTTGGGCGTTAATCTGCCGGCCAGCTTCAGCGGCTCGTTCAGCGGAGTGAGGGTGGGCATAGAGCGGATATCCTCAATAACAACATCTGCCTAGATTGGCTCATCAGCATGTAAATACGGACTAAACAACTCAATCAGAGCGTTCCCATCAATCGGTCGTACTTCCATTTTTCAGTGTCCTCCAATCTCCATTATTATATGGCGCATGATACAGCCGCCCATCGTCCGTACGCACCATAATCTGCATCGCCGAGGCGGTCGGGGTGTAGATTTTCGTTATCACGCCTTTCACACCGCTTACCATACAGACAACCACGTCACCTATCTCCATACAGCGCCTCCAATCGCTTAATCTCCATATCCACGGCCTCGTCCGTCATGGGAGCGCCGCAATATCCACAAAAATTCAAGAAGTTGTCCGGGCTTTGCTTGCCGCACTTTGAGCAGTAAAGGTCGTCATACTCGCACCTCTCGTCAATCGTGATGGTGTGTTGTTCGCCCATGTCATCCATGCCAGTCACACGGCGAAACCCTCCGCGGTGCTTGTGACGCTTAACCCACTCACCCTTCCACACTTTCTCTACCTGCTGCCGGCTGACGGGGCGGAGGGCCTTTATTTTTACCTTTTCCAGTTCAATTGCTCTTTCCCGCTGCCGTTTCCCATAGTGGTGGGGCGGGGCGCTTTCCAGGTGCTTGATTCTATCCTCACAGCTTTTGATGGCCGCTTCTTCCCGCGTCATGCTCATGGCTTGTCCTCCCTTCGGTTCCATTTCTCAAAACATTCTCGATGCCCTGCATAACATATAGGGCAGGTGGCAAAGCTATACCATTGCCCCACATTTTGTACTCGCTGCTGTCCGTGTGGAGTTTGTTGTACCACGTCAACATCTGCGCCTTGGTGTACTCCTTGACCGTCTTGCCGTTTATGGCGGCATGTGTATTGCGGACATTCAGCCAGAAACGGTGCTCGTCCTCTGTGAAGTCCTCCTTCTGGTCGATATCTCCCCATCGGTCGGCAAAGCCCTGCAGCCGTGCGCACTCGGTTGGTGTAAGGCGGCGCACAATGTAATGCGTAAGTACAGCCTGTTGGTTTTGACCTGCTTTCTCTCTTGCAGATATCGCAGGGAATACACCATTTTCGCTGTATATCCTCCGTGCTTGATTGTCCCACGGGGTTAGAGAACTTTCGACCACAAGATCTGTTGCATCCTTGTAGTCGCGCGCTTTCATGGCGCTTGCTGTATCGCTTTCTGCGTACTTCCCGAACGCCTGCATAGCAAAAGCGACAGCGGGGCGGTCAATGGTGTTCAACGTGTAAGAAACATCCTCTTTCCAGCCCTTCCCGTTGCACCTCGCCGTTTCTGCACGATCAATCACATTTCCTTGCAGACAGATTACAGGCGTTCCCTCGACCACAAATGGCGTATTATTCCCGCCTGTGCCAAGCTGCGCAGGGAGCATGGGGCAAATATCAAGAGGGCCTTTATATCGGGTGTCTTGGCTGTGGTTCTCAAACAGGTATTTCATGCACACCGCTGGAGCCTGATTCGTTCCGCTTGGTGAGGCGGCCAGCGTCGGAGAAACTTTTTCCTGCCATCCGATCCCACCCGCTTTCGCTCCCTGTCCCGCTTTGAATGCAGCTGCATAGCAGATTCCAATGCTGGCCTGCCCGTGGTCAGAATTTCCTTGCCCTATGCACGGCGATATTTTTGTGTTCGTGATAGGATCTTGCAGCATGTGAAACGCTATGCAGTTTCCCTCCCGATCTGCTGTTCCAGGGCCGCTTTCAGCATCGGCGGAAGTTCCTTGCCACGGCGTTCTGCCCTGCGTAAAATACCCTCGCACGCCTTCGCGCTCAAAGAGTATTTTTCCGGCGCGTTCGCCTCCAAAATCTGCGACAAGGTGGATTCTACGGCGACGCTGGGGCACTCCCCAATATTGCGCGTCGAAAGTTCGGTAAGCAACGCTCCATCCGTCACCCACATAACAGTCTGCATAGGGCCATCCACCTTGAGGCATCGGAGGCACCGCGGCTGCCGGCTCCGCGATTTTGATAAGCTCTTCGAGGACGACGCGGAAGTCCTCTCCTTTGTTACTGCTGAACGCTCCCGGTACGTTCTCCCAAACAGCGAAACTTGGGTATCTTCCATTGGTTGCACCTCGCATTTCCTTGATTATGCGCACAGCCTCCATGAATAGGCCGCTGCGCGTGGTTTCTTCGTCCCCGTTGGATTCGTGTTTCAAGCCTGCGCGCTTACCGGCAACGCTCAAATCCTGGCACGGTGAACCGAATGTAATTATGTCCACTGGCGGGATCTCCGCCCCGTTGATTTTGCTGATATCGCCAAGATGCTGCAACGCCGGGAAGCGGCTTCGCGTGACAGCGATAGGGTATGGCTCTACTTCTGACGCCCATATCGGCGTGATACCGCATAAGCTACCGGCAAGAGGAAAACCGCCCGATCCATCAAACAGGCTCCCTAAAGTGTAATTCACTTCTTCCCGCGTCATGGCTGGGCCTCCTCGTCCATGTACTTTTTCCTGTACGCGCACTCCCGGCACTTCAGCGCCTTCTCTCGCTTCATTGTATCCCAGCGGAGCACGTCAGCTTTGTAAACCTCAAAATCTTGCTTGTTTCGCAAATACTCCATCGTGTTATTAGCACAGGCAGAAATTTTTGACCACATGACTTGGATATAGTACACAATCATGACCACCACGAAAAATGCCCCGGCGATAATGACTACCAGCGATGCAATTCCCATAGCGTACAAAATCAGCGTGTTCATTCCATCCCCTCCAGCATCTCCATCTCCACCGTGCTCAGAATATCAAGCGCGCTTTGGGGCCATTTCGTATTTGAATTCCAGCCAGGAACCTCGTGTTCCATGCGGTAACAATTAACAATTTCTCCATCCATATCAAGTTCAGGAACGGCCCAAGTAGAAGAAAGATATGTATAATCGTTCATCACCGGCTTTCCAGACTCATAAATCGTTCCACCGGTATACTCCCAATCTCCCCGGAGACCAGCACCCGCACATTCTGGTTTTCTTTCTCTGATAAGCCTTGCAGCTTTGTCCCAATCAAAAATCATCAGTTCTTTTCTACGGTTGGCTTCTCCCATAGCAAATGCCGTCCAAGTGTTCATATTGATTCCTCCAATTTCTTCAATCCATTTCACCAATACCGCGTCTTGCTCTTGAAGCCGTTCACATACTTCGCTTTCTTTCGGGCTTTGTTGAAATGGTCCGCATAGTATCGATCATGGCGGGCAAGGGACGCTTGGATCTGCAGTTCATTCCTTTTCGTCAGCGCATCCCGCTCCAACCGGTATTCCGGTCATGCGCTATGACATCCCACCGAACGTTTTTCACAGCCTTTGCAGCAGTTGATTTTATCCATACTCATAATTCGATCTCCATCTGCATTTTCTCTTCAAACAGCGGAGCAAGCATCTGTTTTACCTATCTCCTGCTTTCCCGGCTCCGGCCTTGCAATGCAGCCAGACCCCTGGCTCTGCGCCGACTTTCGTTTGGCTCTGCTGTATCGCAAATCTGCCCTTCTGGCTTCCGGGTCTGCCCAATACCTGGCCTTTTGCCGCGCCTTTTCCTGCTCCCGGTGGGCTTCATAATACCGCCGGTTCTTCTCGGCGCTGCGGGCTGCGTCCCGCTTCCGCTTACGATCACCAGCGCGCCCGTCAAACAGGTGCTTATAGCTGGCGGCCTTGCAACGCTCAGAGCAGTAGTAGGAAATCTTCGCGTGTCCATCCGCTTGTACCAGCCGCATGAAGGGAGAGGATGCCGTTGTAACGATGCCTCTTCCACAGGTAGCACAGGTGCGGTACAGTGTCAGCCGGTTTGGGGTATCTCTTCTAACGCCCATCTTCTCTTGTTCTCTCCTTCCGAACGGTACATTCTTTCCCAGGCGGGCAAAGCAAAGACCTTGCCATCCTGGTTTTTCCAATAAAATCGCAATAAACCATGTTGGATTCGTGAATGATTCCGCAGTAAATGCAGCCAAGACACTCTTTATTTTTCAAGATCTTCCACCTCACGAATCAAAACATCCACATGAGGGACACCTTCGGTATTGATCTTTTTCACACTCAAAACACTCACCATAGAATCGTCCTTGTAGGCAAAACCATTCAAAGCATCCAGGATTGCCTTTGCGAGATTATCCGCATCCGGTTTCTTCGTGTGCTTCGTTCTGTCCATTGCAGAGCGCTTTTTCCGAGACAGGCTTCTTGGCAGAGGAAAAAAAGCTGTGATCTCCGCCTGCAGCGGGACGCCGGCGCCGAATCCTTCCCGGCTTTGTTCTGCCCAGCACAGCCGAACTTTTTTCTCATACTCCCGCGTTTTGGATGGCGTGTAGGTTCCGTTCCTCGTCACCCGAGGCCTGCCCTTCCCTTCCGGGATCCCCGGAACCGTAAATTCAATCATCTTCCTTGCCCTCATACGCCGCATAAACCGTTTCTAACGCCTCGCGGACATCCGCATACTCCGCAGCGTGCCGCTTGGATCCCGTCGATGCACAGATCGTACTCAGAGATTCGTATCTCTTGATTTCCGCGCAGACCAGTTCTTTTACCCGCTCTCTTGTCATGTCATCATCTCCCACGAATATTGTTTTGCCGGGCTTTTGCCCGCCTGATAAAGCCGCTTGGACGGCTCGTTATATTCCAGCCCAATCCGAGCCCTTGCACCGAATTCGCGGTTTTTCAAGATCGTCAACAGGGAGGAATAGCCCGCCTCCCCTACTTTGTCCTCCGGGACGCGCTCGACCTTGAACACGTTGTCTGCGCGGTTCGTAATATCGCTGGATCCGCCAATATCGTCTGCCTCCAGCGGCTTATCCCCGGTCTTGCGGGGGTGCGCCACCAGATGCACATGTACGTCAAGGCGTTTTGCAAAGGCCACCAGCCGCCCGGTAAAGGACGATTGCGCCCGCCAGAACCCAAGCTGCGCCTCGTCTTTCAGCTCTGCGGTCATGATGTTGTCCACAAGGAACACATCGCATCCGTACCGGCGATAAGCGTACTCGAAGATCTTCATGATATTTGCCTCGTCGTGCGCATCTTTGCGCTGGATATCGGTCAGGAATAATCTCCCGTCCCACCATGCGTTGATCGCAGGGAGCACGGAGGGAGCAATGTCATAAAACACTCTTCCGCTCACAGCGTCTTCCCGGCGCTTCACATGCAGATATCCGGCCGCCTGCTGCAGCAGACCCATTTTGAAATCCTCTTTCGGGAGCTCTCCGGAATAGGCACATACCTTCCGCCCCTGATTCACCGCATCCAGCAGGATCTGGCCCAGCAATGTGCTTTTCCCTTCGCCCCGTTTCCCCGTCCAGACCGACAGAGCGCCCCCGCTGAATCCCCCAATGGCTTTGTCCAGCTCCGGGATCCCGGACACCACGCGCCTGGCGTTTTTCCGTTTCGTTGTATCCACATCGGCAAGGTTCAACAGGCCCTGCACCGGCAGCTCTTCGGCTTCCATCAGCAGATTGTCCATCGCCTTGAAACGCCCATTGTCCCACAGCTCTTTCAGCGTGGCGCAGCCCCGGAACGCCTTCGGCTTCGGGACCATAACCGGAGTAAAAAACCGGTTCTGCAGCTCCTCCGCGATCTCCTCCTGCTTCTGCCCAGGAGGGACGGCCAGCAGTATGTACGGGAACTGTTCCACCCATTCCTTCCACGGCTCCAGATCCGACCATTTTGCCAGAAGGGACAGGCACACCGCGTTCGTCCCAACCGCCTGCGCATCCTCCGCTGTGGCACACCACCACAGGCCGGTGGATGCAGAAGGATCCATCATCTCCGGGCGGAATACCAGAGCGCCGTCAGAGTTTCCAGTAATCATCGTCGCCCATGCCTTTCATTTCTCCCTTGATCCGGTCAAAGAACAGCCCCTGATAGTTGCTGGCGATGCAGTCCAGAATGCAGTTCGCTGCTGCCTTATCTCCGTAAGCAGACGCCGCTTCCCGGATTTTGTTCTGCAGCGCTGCCAGCCCGCGGGGCTTATATTCTTGCTTCCGTTCGTGTTTATAAGCCAGCCATTCCTCAAACGCCGACTGAAGCACGGAGCTGAATCCGGTTTCTTCCTGCGTCGGGATAGGGGGCGTCTTTCTTTTTACCCCCGTAGGGGGTTTTTCTTTCTGGGGGGTTGTCTTAGTCTTAGTCTTATTATGGGGTACCATTTGCGACCCGTTTTCGACCCCACATTCGACCCCACATTCGACCCCACA